TTGTAACTGTTTAATGACGGCTTCATCTGTGAACTCTGTTTTGCCTTCAGCGTGCGGCGGGCGTGTTCCACCACCAACAGGAATGTCGTCAGACAGAGGAACTTCAGCACGCTTTTTCCCGCCACTGAGCAACACTCGAATAGCCTCTAGAAGAGCATTACTAGCCATGACGAACAGACCTTCTCTCTTCTTGTATGTCTCGTTCGCCCCACTTGAACCAACCAACCTTCTTAGGTTCGGAGGCTACCAAGAGCTTGGTAATGTTAGGACGGTTGGACAGCATGTACTTGGTAGTGTCCATAGCGTGATCGTCCTTGTCCACAGGCTTGTCGATCTGTTCCCCTGTGGTGTTCTTTTGCCAGTAGTAGTCACTGATCTCATCAATCCACCATTCGAGTTTATCGGAGACATACAAAAACGGTGCATTGTACTCCCCGGTGATGGGATTTTGATGGTTCCGCTGTGGGATGAGATACTGATTGACCTTAACAATTCCATTGGTGATGTCATTGTTGCCTCGGATACACATGACTCCTTCTTCTAACATCATGTCTGCAATAGACTTGCCGACAAGCTTCTTGCCGACAGTCTTGCGACGGAAGATGTCAGGATCAGCGAGAACCATGTTTGAGGCGTCTAACGAGTACTCTTCCCGCTTCTCTTTAATGCAGTCGAGATGTTCTTCAAGAGATTGTTCCTTCTCGTACCCGCCGTCCATGAGGAAGACGTTTCCATGATTATCAACAAAGCCACAGAGATAACAAAAAGGAACAGCAAGTCCATAGTCGTACCCTTCCAAGATTGTTAACTTGTCAGCGGTGATCTGGAGCTGCCTAAAATAGTGTTCAATGGAATGATGGGACAGGACGTGGACAGCTTCGTTGAAGGCAGGGTAGACCAAGCCTTCGTAGCTCGCCCACTGTCCTAGCAGGAAACGAGAACGCATTTGGCCTTTGTAGGATGCCTCAAGCGTCTTAATATAATCCTCTTCGAGGTTTTCCTTGTTTTCATATGTTGAGCCTTCAAATAGGTCAACAATCGGAACCGGAAGCTTGTTTTCGTCGAGTAACATCTTCCCGTTTTCATCAGTCTCACAAAGCAGGTCGTCATTCAAGACACCGTTCTGAAGGTCATGGATGGGCTTGACGATCTTGCGATACACCCAGTTACGAGTTGGGTTGGTAGTGATAATGAACTGGCGAGGCCCAGTAAGGGGCATCGTGGGATCGTCGCCCTCGTATCTCGCCATGCCACGAAGCCGTCCTAAGAGATCGAGGAAGTCCTTGTGGACGATCTCTGGGTCTTCCATCTGGTCTACTACGATAAAGTCGTAAGTAGCGGACAATAAGTTGGAAGTGGTAGCTTCCTGTTGCTTTCCCTGCTGTGCTATGTACCGGAAGTTGATGGTCGTCCCGTTCTTGAGTGTGCATGTGTTACTCGCATTGGCACTCTTGGGGAATGATTCAATCCAATCGGAAGGACACCACTTGATAAACTCTTTACGTAAAGTATCATTTAACTTGGGATACGTCGAACGCGCCGCAAGAATGTTTGCGCCGGGGTAGTCTTTAGCAACTTGATCCAACTTGATACAAGCGGCAGAGGTCTTGCCATTAGCAAAACCCCCACCGTACACTTGTATCTTTGCGCGGGACTTGAGAAACCTATCTTGTAGGCTGTCCCTATGAAGACTGAATACTGGCACTAGAGTACGCCAGGAAGCGACTCAACGAGATCAGCAAGCCTTCGGAGTACTCTGCCAATGAAGCCCGCCACTTCTGGGGACAACCAAGTGATGCCGGCACCGGTAGAGAAAAGAGCAGTCTTGGGATTCTCTTTGGCGCTCTTCACAACCACTTCGGCCACGTTTGGGAGAACGCCTTTCGCATACTTCCATGCAGTCGGCCACATAACAAACCTCTTGCTAGTTACGGAATAATTGCTACCCAATCCGCGCTAGTGAGGGCGTCCGCGTTGAAATCTCCATCAACACGCTTGCCAACATAGTTCGTATCGGAAGCAACGTCGTGCGCGATTTCGCCAATGTAAGAGGGGGTGAGATTGGCAATCACTGTTGCAGCACCGCGATTGACACTGCTAAGTTTGTTCTCAGGGCCAGAACCGTTTCTTCCCCCTCCGTTGCCGCTGGCTTCTAAAACAGTCGCCATCAGAACTCTCCTTCTGGTGTTACATCGATAACAGGAATGTCGTCGGACTTCTCTACGTATTGAATTGTGAGTCCGCCTTCGACTTTGTGTCGATGCTCCACGACATCGACAGGTCTTTGTCCAGATCGGTCAAGAACATCTTTCGCCGCAATCGACCGCATTGTTTCACTCTCTGACTCCATAAGGTCGAACATCTTGTTAGCAGCGACCTTACTCTTTTCAACAAACATCCCACGGACATCTGCGAGGTCTGAGTCGATAATGTTTTTAACAAATGTGTGTTGAAGCTCGGCAAATACATCCGAGGACTTAACGGCTTGGACATTTTCAAGGGGCAGAAGCAAAACCGCCGAAATATCCTCATCACTGATTCCAAATAGAGTGTACGACAAGATGACACTTATAGTATTCATCTGTGCAGGAGGAACCGGGAGGTCGCTGATACGCTTTCGCGCAGCTACGACCTCCCGTTGAAGCTGTTCCGTATTGGGAACTTCGACCAACACTTCATCCGTGACAACGCCTCCGTCAACCGGATTGATCTTGGTGCCATCAGCCAAGACTAATGGCTCTGTTCCTTGGGGAAGCACTTAGCGGCCTGAATCGTGCTTGCCACCGCCACCATTGCCTGAAGAGTCAGCGGCATAGGTTGCCGGGGCGCGATTGGCACGGGCTCCAGATGGTAGGACTTCCGTCAGCAACGCAGTAACGTCAGCCGCCGAAACAGCGCGGGCGGTGTTCGCACTTGCATCGTCTTTGTCGGAGTTGTAGAGAAGTCCCATCTGCTCATTCGCCGTGGTGCCACGAACACCACCTTGCACGTTAGCAGTGGTATCAGCGACAGCATCGACTTGAGTGATGGTAACACTGGCACTCGTAGCCGGAGTTGCATCACCTAAGAGAGTAGCGATGATCTCGCCCATCTCTCTCATGTTGCGCTTCCGAAGAATACGCATCAAGTGATAACGATTCGGGGAGCGGCCTGAAAGGAACTCGTAGGTGGCGTTTGTCTCGCCATTCGAAGTACTGAAATCAGTACCCCAGTATTGAGCACTAGTAGCCATAACTCTTGTCTCCACTCAGTTGTTTTGTCAGTGGCTATGTTGTGTGTGTGTGTGTGTGTCTTATTGTATATGTATCGCGCTTCTCCTCCTGGGTAACGATTGATTGTACACTACACATCTCTTCTCGTCAATAGCAATTCGCGGGCAACGCAGTTGCCCGACAGCATCTTATTCCTCGCGGTTCCTAGCAGTGCCACACTACCTGACACACAAAATATACATTACCTCCCCTAATCGCTTTGCGCCCCCCTGTTTGTTAAAGGGGGTGGTGAGTGATCTTCTTCTACCACTCAAGAAGAAAGCAACCGGTAGGAGTTTTTATTCGGCGGGGGAGTCAGTTCGCAGCGAAAGAAAGAGGGAGCGCGCTGCCTCGGGTGTTGCCAACTGCTGCTGTGTAGGGGTGGTGGTGGTAGGGTGAGCCTGGCACTGCCGCTTGCGTTTAACACTCAACATAGGAGGTTGTCATCCACAACCTTATCCAGAACGTCGTTGCGCGAGTCATGTCCCGCAACGTTTCGCTAGCTGCATCCCCGGCCTTCCGAGCGGCGATGGAAACGACGATCCAGCACGTCGTAGTCGAGGTCGTGGAGACTGAGTTCGGCTCGACGTACACTTGCACCTTCCCGCAAGGGAGGAAGCTCTACATCCGGCGCCCCGACGTCCTCTCCCCGAACGAGGAGCGCGACGGCGAGGTTGCGATCGAGACGAAGGCCGCGAACTTCGAACGCCTCATCAACGACAAGCTCGACGCCATCAGCGCGGGCAAGATGCGGAAGCACTTCGTGCTGAGGCCCTTCCTCGACGCCGGATTGTTCTATACCATCGACAAGATCGATGAGGCAGACAACGAGCTGCCCATCTGACGACCAATGGCGCACAAGGGGACGACAAGATCCCCAGTGCGCCATTCCTACCATCTATTGGCACTAGCACCCTTGTTACTGCCTGTGTGTGCCAATTACGACGCATTAACGCCGAATAGCAACGTGTTAGTGTCACATAAGACGTGTTAGTGCGACATAGCAAGATCGACACACACCACCAACCATTTCAATGTGTTAGTGAATTTGGTACTGTCACGTATAAGCGTATCAACGTCACCCTCATAGCCGCAAAGCGTTGATGTATGTAGTGTTTACAGGCGCATTCCTGGCTATATGTGGTACAAGCCGCTGCGGGTGGTGCCTTCTGCTTCTGTGTGCGGTGTGTTGTTTGTGGTGAATTGGATGGAGATGGAGATGAAATTTAGAGGACAGTATCACTTCCTGAGTAATATGTATCCATGCTTAGTGGAGTGGAAAGGCTGGATGTATAAGTCGAGTGAGACTATATACCAGATGGAGAAGTGCCATCGTGATGAGGAGAAGAAACGGTTTGTTGACATGAACGGGTTCCAGGCGAAGAGAGCTGGACGAGTTGTAGTACTCAGACCGGATTGGCACGACGTGAAAGACGACGTGATGTTTGAAGTGCTGACAGCGAAGTTCAGTGATCCGATGCTGAAAGACTTACTGTTAAGCACAGGAGACATCGAACTCGTAGAGGACAATCACTGGGGAGACACGTACTGGGGAAGATGTAACGGACAAGGACGCAACCGCTTAGGTGAACTCTTAATGGAAGTAAGGGAGCAACTGAGATGAATGATAGGAGGTAGTAGTGACCATTGAAGAACGCATCACTGGTCTGAAGGCACAAGCCAAGCAGATCAACGACACCCTGAAGGGTGAAGGTCAAGTGAGTGAGTGGGTTAGAAGTGACTCACTCACTAAGATCAACCGAGAGATAGAGAGGCTTGAACATGCGAGAGCCAGTCGTAGTCAACAAGCGCAGTCCTGAGTGGGATCGGCGTGCAAGTGAATACATGGACATTGGAAGGCCATTCGCCCTTGGCAATCCATTCCACATCGGGAAGGATGGTGACAGGTTAACAGTCATCGCCAAGTTCGAAGCGTATGCAAGAGACAACTTGAACATCCTGAACATCATCGAAGACATTCCCGAAGGCACAATGCTCGGATGCTATTGCAAGCCTCAAGCATGTCACGGTGATGTCATCATCAAGATATGGAAGGAATTACATGGAGTTCCTGAGTGACAGAGAGAAGTTTCGATTGGCAATCAAGGCTATCCTCACGTCGATGAAGAAGCTGTTGCCATTTGTATGCTTTGACTGTGGATGTGCTTACAATGCCTGGTCAGACAGTGCAACGTGGCATGTCTGCCCCAACTGTGAGAGGAGTATCAAGCCATGAGTGGAGCACATGAACTCTTATTCAGGGCTGAGTGTTACGAGAACTCTGTCTTTGAGTCAGCTATCGAGACAAAGGACTTGGCTGCCGTGCATGACTACATCAAGGAAAGTGCTGATACTTACGATGAAGTCCTTGAACAAATGCACATCACTGTCACTGCGAGATGGGTGGAGACTGGGAAATGAGTAGACACACCATCATTGACAGTCAATTACGCAAGGTTGTAGTTGGCTATGACCACTTCAACGGTGGCTTCTTCATGCAGGTCTTTGACAAGACAACTGATGAGCCACAGCCGCGCATTGACATGAACTCTCCAACTCTTGTTGACTTGGATGAGATGATGGAGATGGAATGTGGCAAGGGTCGAAGAGAAGTCATCGACTCCATTCATCTTGCCTTGATGCGAGAAGAGTCAGGCAATGCTGATGTCCAGCGTGAGATTGATTGGACATCTCAGATTCCATTTGAGGAGATGGAATGATGCAGCTAGTTGATTGTCAGTTCTGCCAGGGTGGTAAGGTGTACACATACCTGTCCACCCTCAACGAGACTATCGAGCAAGGCGACTTGTTAGTTGTCCCAAACAAGTCAGCGTTCGGATTCACTATTGTCCGTGCCTTATTGGTCAAGGGACAAGAGCACTTGATTCCTCCTGATCGTCGTGATTGGGAGTACAAGTATGTACATCAGAAAGTGAGGAAACCAAATGCCTAAGACTGGAAGAGTCGGCGACATCGGCCCCGAGATCATTGGCGAGGTCAAGATCGAAGTTGTCCAAGTCTTCGATCATCCTATTGTTCACTGTGGCATGAGCATTGGTGAACAAGTCGATGCCATGCTCAAAGACCACAACGACGAGTACGCTAAGGTACGTACCATTACCATTCACATCAATGAGGAGAAGAAGTAATGCGTATCATCACAACCATACCCGTGAAGTTCAAGCACTGGGACACTGTTATCCACATCTCACGCTACGCTAACAACGGCAACATCGCACTGTCTCTCAATGACGCTGAGACTCAAGAGCCTATCGCCAAGGCAACAGTCAACACTGATAAGATGACTGACGAGTTCGGAGTCATCAAGGACCACTCCGAGAACGAAGGCATGTTGCAAGCACTACTCGACGCTGAAGTTGTCGAGGTTGTGGAGTACAAGCAGATCAACCGATGGGTAACTGCCCCAGTTGTTAGGTTCACGAATGAACTGGCATGGGAGATCGAACTCATGGCACCAGCCGGCCAAGGTCTACATAACGTGGACAAGCTTGTTCGTGACATGGGCAACGGCTAGGTATTTCCGCCCCTGGTCTTTGCCTGTGCTTCTGTGTTCTGTGGTAAAATTCTCTTGTTGTCTGGAAAAAGGAGAATTGAATGGGCAACAAGTTGTGTCCGTACATGACAGATGAGGAAGTCATGGCTTACTTAGCCGAGTATGACGAACAAGGCTTTGAAGCCATGCCTGACTGGTTGAAGCAGGAGTTACAAGTACGTGACCTGCCAATACCAAGACGTGAACCCACCGATCTAGAGAAGTGGGAAGCTGGTGAAGATGCTAAGGAGCATCGACACATGAACAACGAACGAACAATCGAAGACTTCAAAGACAAGTACAAACGAGGAAGACCCTTCAAACTCTACTAACACAAGGAGAACAAGATGTTCAAGCTCAATGACTATCTCAGCGAACTGGTCGTCGAACAGGACGATCCCGAGCTGATGAAGGCTCTCGACATCGTGGAACTGACTGAACTAGTCTGCGATGACGCATGGCTGGCACGACAGGATCACTACGGCTCTGCTGGCGCAATGGAACGGCAGATCGAGTACTTGGGGACGACGTTACTCCCCAATGCCGAGGCCAAACTGTCTCGTATGGAGTCCAGAGGCGTGATCGGCGAGAGTTACACGCAGGATTCATGGTTCGGCACTGCGAACGAGGAAGATCCTCACATCAACGACGAGATCCCGTTCGATCAGCAAGTCGAGGATCAGAAGAACTTCATCGACCAGCTCAAGGGTCGTATGCGTACCGCGGCGATCCTGTTCGTCACAAGGGTCAGAGCGCATGATGCACTGAGTATGACACTCGATCAGCTCAGTTACAGTGGCATCAAGGCCAAGGCGGAATCGAACCGCCAGGCACGGGCGGCTCAAGGAGCAGTCGCCGTGTAACTCGTCGCATAGGCGGCGAGTCAACGGAGATGAGATAGTCAGAAATGGCTATCTCATCTCTATTTTTATGATGGTATTTCCGCCCTTGTCTGTGCTTTAAGTCCTTGTTTCTAGGAGACGATTCATGGCAAAGCCGTTTCCTCTGCGATTCGAGTTGCCTAGTCCAGCCAAACAGTTGAGGATGGAGAGGGTTCATAAGGATCAAGTGTCCGAAGATAACAATAGAATGGGCCTATTCACAATAGGCCATTGGCGACTATGGCTCATGGCAAACGGTGACTTCACCCTTGGAACATTCATTCAATTACTTGACAACGGTGCTATAAATCGTGTAACATGGCATGAAGATGGCAGCGAGACGGTCTTCTGCGTAAAGGAGCCGGAAGGGTGGAGGGGAGAAACTCTGTAAATGAACGATTGTCCTAAATGTGGGTGGCCTGGAACTCCGCAAACGGATGAAGCATTCTTTTTCCGGTATATGGTGTTGACGCCAGAAAAGAAAAAGGTGCTTCGGAAAATGGCCGATGTTCTGGCAGAACTGGACAAGACCGATGACTAGTAGTGAACTCTACCACACAATCCACGCCTTACAATGGTGGATGTGGGCGTTCTTCGCGTTGATTCTCATGGTTTCAGTCTACATCTGGGTTGATACATGGAAGACAACATGGCCTGACAGCTACAACAGATTCATCTACTGGATGAGAGGATTACTATGATCGTATGTGACGAACACAAGTTCATCTTCATCCGTCCAACACGGTGTGGCACAATGTCTGTGCTTCAGTGTTTGCGTGACAACCTTGATCTGCCTCTATCTCCTGTAAAAATGGGCATCAATCATCCTACTGCCAGCATGGCACGTCACGCATTCGATGACGACGAGAAGTGGGACAAGTACTTCAAGTTCTGTGTCATTCGTAACCCTTGGGCATGGTGGGTATCCATTTGGCGGCGTCACAATGCCACTCACAACAGTAACTTTGGCTTTGAAGAATTTGTAGTGCGTCCTCCACTCGTTCAAGCGGACAACATCCATTCCCTATGTCCCTCGGACTGGGCTGACCTGCCTCTTGTCTACAAGTATCGTCTTGAAGACTGGGCAAGGGACGGTGTAGCTGTTCCTGGCCTTCCTAGATACAAGATCGAGCACATGAGCGCAGGAGAACACGAACACTACACTGAATACCATACAGATGCCACAGTAGAGATCATCTCACGTCGCAGCCTCAGAATGATTCGTGAATTTGGATACAGGTACGGATGATGTCATGCCGAAACGCAATCAACCAGTCGATGTCTTCAAGCAAATCAATATGGGAGGAGGCGATACTTCAATATGTTGGGAGTGGACAGGAAAGCTCAACAAGAAAGATGGCCGCCCCTACTTTACTGTTGCAGGGAAACGCCGTCCAGCTTATGCCATTGTCCTCACACTATTCACGGGGGAGGAGGGTAAGAACAAGTCAGTTCTTCATTCGTGCGACAATCCTATCTGCTGTAACCCTCATCATCTTTCTTGGGGTACTCATCAGCGTAACATGGATGACATGAAGGAAAGGGATCGACATGGACTACCTCGGATTGTTATACGGGCTATACGCAAACTACTCAGCGAAGGGAAAACGCAGAAGGAGATTGCTGACCTTTACGGAGTTTCAAGGGAAGCTGTTTCAGCTATTAGTACAGGAAGGAACCATCGAAAAAGTCAAGAAGGAGCTTGACAAGAAAGACTAACCCTGTTATAAAGGAGTTGAAATCCTCCCTGGTTTCAACTCCTTGTGTCCCCGGTGTCGCCATTCGACGCCGGGGCTTTTTTGCTTGACACACACCCTGTTCGGTGGTACAATCTTCTCGTTAGCCAATAAAGGTCTAAGGAGATAACTATGAACAACGTTACCGTTCTACATCCCGATCCCCCCAAAGCTTTCAGCGGCGAGTCAGACCTGTACTTCGATGTATGGGAACGTCCATGCTTTTTCGCTGGCAGTGGGGAACAGGCAGCCAGGCACTACTACGAAGACGAAGAGCACAAACACATTGTTCGTATGTGGAAAGGGGAGCCAAGGTCTATCGGTCTTGTTGGCAAGAACTACAAAGTCTTGCACAACAAAGAACTCTGCCAAGGGATCGAAGACACTTTCATGGAGACGCTTACTCCAGAGGAACTGAAAGATGTCAGCAGAACCGACCGAGTTTCATACATGGGAGGTACATGCTTCAGAGATTATATCTTCCCAGGTATCGGTGCAGATATCGGCTCAACACGATCCAATATCGCCTTTCGAGCAATCGTTATTAATGGGTATGATGGCACATCAAGCTTCAAATTTTACCACGGTGCTATCGACTTCTTCTGTGCAAATGGCATGGTGTCAGGAGTTTATGATATGACGGTTCGCCGTCATACTAGCGGCCTGGCAATACCCAGACTAACGGACAAGCTTCGGAAGTCCATTGACATCTTCTACAAACAAGCAGACACATGGAAACATTGGGTCGGAAAGAACATCTGTGATGAAGACGCTGAAGAGTGTTTCAAAGCCATGCCTAACGTTTCTGAAAGGCGTGTGGAACAGCTTATGCGGCGCTTTAGGATTGAGTGTGAGACTCATGGCAGGACAGTCTGGGCCTTGTATTCCGCGGCTACCGCCTATGCTACTGTCGCTGATGGTGACTTCGCCGTTAAAGAGACAGCATCGGATCACAGAGCGTCAACACTTCACAACAGGGAACAACAAGTCCGATCCTGGCTGAACACGGATGAGTTCGGAAGGATCGCTGCTTAGTGGCTGAACAACACCGCAACCCGCTACCGTGGGACGACAGTATGTCCGATGGATGTACTGGCGTCCACGGCTGGCTAGGAACTAACAAGCATTGTGTCACTCACGACAGACGCTACGCTTCCGGTGGGTCTGTTGAAGACAAGTTACGTGCTGATGACACTCACTACTCTGACCTTCGTAACGAGAACTGGTACACAAAGTATGTGATTGCCAAACGCCGTTACTGGGGGATTAGGATGTTCACTTACAACTATCCACCTGGGCATCCAATGAGAAAGAACTACCCAGGCCGTGTCGAAGCCTTCAACTGGCTTGGGCCTGGGCCAAGGGAAGGAGACTACTAACCTTTGTGGTAAAAGTCTCTTGCTGTCTTCCAATAAAGGGGAATTACTATGACTTTCAAAGCAGGCGATCTCGTCAAGCATATTGACGAGCTTGAGTACAACCGATTCGGCGTGATGTGCGTCATCGAGATCATCGGGGACGTTCCTTATCCAGTCAAGGTTTCCTATGACAGTGAAGGCAGTACCGACGTCTTCCGAGAAGGAGACTTAGAACTTGTTATGGCTGCCGAGGACATCCCGGTTGCCACGCCTATCACCCACCAAGTCACTGAGGAACAGTCAGTTGCTATTGTCTCGTTCCCAGGTGCCATCAAGCGACATGCCAAGAAGGTTGCTGAGACTCTTCGCAACATCGAGTCGATTCACAGTTTCGAGTTTACCGTCGAAGTCGAAGGCTCCACCGACAACGGCTCAGGAGTTGACATCACGTACAAACTCCGTGAACGTTACGGCTCGACTGTCGAAGGCAACGATCCCGATGCAGTCCTTGGTGAGTTCATGCGTCGTCATGGGTGGAACGAAGATCACAAGGTCAAGTCAATCACGTTCCAAGACGTGCCAGCATGACCATTCGCATCATCAAGTTCACAGTCGAGGGGAGAGGAACCTTTCCCCTTGACATGCTGCGTTACGACTGTTGTTGGCCTGTCTCTAGCGAAGACGCTGCCAACATCGACAGCGACTACAATCGTGAACGCCGAGTTGTCAACTTGAAGATGGTTTCCTGGCAAGGTGCCCAAGGCCAGCCAACAGTAGAGCGTTGGCGATCCTTCCTATGGGGAGTTGACCTCGACTCAATCCAGGTAGAACTATGAAAACCCTCACATACGAACAATGGGCGCGGCATGAAGCATTGAAACTTGCCGCTGCCCATTGCCGTGCCAGGCGCAACTTCACACTGAACACTGATGTCATTGTAGCGATGGCTGAAGGGTTCTATCAATTCTTGATGAAGGCAAAGGCCGATGACTGATGAGGAAGCTCGTGCCCTTGGAAGCGTACTTGTCCGATGTGTTGCCTTGTGCTGTGCAACACTAAAAACTACATCAGATGAGTCGTGGGCGAGTCACCAAGAGATCGTAGGAAACGCTCAAATGTTCGAAGAGTACATCAAAGGGGATGAATGGGAGGCGTTAAATGAATAGCCGTCAAATCCGTATCGAACTCCTCGACATGCAAGACAAGATGAACAATCACGTCGAGTATGTCCGTGCCATGTTTGAAAAACTGTTCGAAGCCAGCACCAAAGAGAATGAATTGGCAGAGAAGCAGTTCGTGGCCCACACAGCGATGACAGAGTACGTGCTTGTCTCTGCCTTACACTCCAAGTACAAGAAAGCATTTGACAAGGCCAAGAAGACCTTGGACTCCGCTTCAGAGGGGCTAGGTTTGGACGCTGAAGGTCTTGCCGGTGCCACTGTCACGATTCACGAAAATGAAGTGTTTCGATTCACCAAGAAACGCAATCAGGATGGCACTTCCACCCTTGTCGTTGACTTGTGTACTGAATTGGCTCGTCTGGGGGTGGAAAAATCCCTCGTGGACAAAGCGATGAAGAAAGCCACGAAACCAAAGCGTGGAAACACGTATTACGAAGTGGAGTTGGTAGAGTAATGAAAGCTGACACTCCAATCGCCCTGGCTGATCTAACCAAGATGACGCCGGAAGAGCGAGAAGGACTGTTAGTAAACATCCGTGAACGTCGCCTAGCGCCCGTCAAAGCCTACGAAGAGCTTTCATTGATGAAGGCCGAGGCTAGAAAGGAAAATCTGGAGAAACAGTGGTCTAAGGCGCTTGAAATGTTCCAAAAAGACCTGAAACGCGCCGACCTGGCAATGGAAAAGCTAGAAAACCGTCAAACCAAGCTTCGTGCAATCGAATTGGAGATTGAAGCGATATGAAGGACTTTATGAACGATCCCAAACCCAAAGTCTTCAGACTGTGCTTTGACTTTCGGTCAGCAGACGACATGATCAGTTTCTGGGAGTCTTTCAAAGACCAGAACCTCGTTCAAGAAGTCGATCAAGCCGGTGACATTCATCGTACCGATGGATGGAAAGACGCTGAAATGGTTCACAAGGACGCATTACATGACCAGGGAAAGAGTGTCCAAGAGTTCCTCGTTCGCAATAAGACTGAGCACGCAGGAAATGGACGACCTGTTGTCTATACCGAAATTCCTGGAACGGAATCCAGACGGGACATTCAAAAACCCTGAGCTAGTAAAGGACTCACAAACAGATGAAAGCCCGAGAAATAAGAGAGCGGCTCCGCGGAAAAGTCGATCCCGAGTTGTTAACGGTTCTTGAAGCTCTGGGAGAGCATGTCTCTGCCCAGAAGCAAGAGACAATGGCACTAGCCCAGATCCAAAACCAGACTCTCGACCTTGTTATGTCTCTGGGTGGTACAATCGAAGCTGCCACCAATGCAGTCGATGAAATCAAGAAGATAAGAGAGGGCTGATGTCTGACTTTGAACTCCTATCCCTTGAAACAAGAATGGCAACTCCAGATGACGCGCATCTCCCGGCTCACGACCACACTAAACTGTCTGCGATTAACACTTGCCCTACGTGGGGCATCCTACGGTACTCGCATCACAAAAGGATGCCGGGAAGTGCTAGGGCGATGGCATTGGAAGCTGGTTCGGCATCGCATGAGGCTTTCGCAGCAGTACGTTGGTATCAACTCAAAACGCACCAGACAAAAGGAAAAGTCCAGCAAGCCATTGCCAACAAGCATGGAGTCAGACTCTTTGGAGAAGAGAGATTTGAGCGCATGTATGGAACCCTTTCAAAGTCTGCAACGGACAGAACAAATAGTATTAACTTCGCTATTGAAGCAATCGAGTCCTGTGACTTCTACGACGACCTTGAAGACAGAAAAAGAACAGTCTCCAACATCTCAGAAAGCATCATAGCGTACATCGACGCCTATGACATGCACCGATACCCGATCTGGGTACGTGATCCAAAAGATCCAGACAGTGACATCGGCATTGAAATTGCCTTCGACACAGTTGTTACCATCCACTACAAGTTGGATGGTGCAGCACACGAACTGGTCTGTCGCTTCATCGGCAAGTTGGACGGTTTGCACTGGAATCGAGAAGATTTAATCATCATCGAAGAGAAGACAGCAGCAGTTCTCAGTGACCATTGGCTTGCTCAGTGGATTCTAAGTCACCAGATCACTGGATACTGCATTGCCTCACAGACCTTCACCAACCTTCCGTGCAACCAGGCACTTGTCAGTGGAATGCGTATTCCAATCGGCAAGATTCCCTCTGAAGGCATCAGGCGGGAACAAGTTCCTCGTACTCACATGCACATCGTCAAGTGGGCAAACTGGTTCATCACATCTGTTGAGATGGAGAACAGGTGGTTCGACAATGTACTCGCTGCGCCTATGTACACACATAGCTGCAACAGGTACTTCCGTACCTGTTCGTTCTTGCCCTTCTGTGCCGTTGACACAGAAAAGGAAAAGCTCGACATCATCGAAGAGATGGAGTTGGACGAGTGGAGTCCCCTACACGATTAGAAGTCACTGTCGAGATCACCTGGGTAATCTTCCGTGGAAGGATCGTGAGTGGTATAAACCTTTACGGGCCTTTCAGAACATTTGATGAAGCTGTCGAGTACGGGGAGAAACATTTCCCTGAAGATACGCGGGAGTTTGTCCAAATGACTAAGGAGACAATAACACATGGCGAAGAAACCTAAAGAACCTGAAATAACGCTCGGTGGCATCGCCCTAACAACCCCCAAGACACAAGTTCGCCGTGTAGCAATGGTCATCTGGGGGCCATCTGGGTCTGGAAAGACAACTCTTGCAGCGACCGCGCCGCGTCCCATGCTATGGGTCAACTTTGACCCGGATGGGACAAGTTCATTGATGGATCAGGAAGGCATTCTCATTGCTGACTTCAGCATGGAGAATCCAAACAAGGTAGTGACATTCAAACATGAAAACGCTGGTGGTATCAAACAGGTTCTTGAGGATCATCCTGAGATTGAGACGGTCGTCTTTGACAGTATTACTTCGTTTAATGAGATGGCACTTAAACATGGTGTCTCGGAGGTGCGAGGGGCAACAATGGAGATGCCGACTCTCCAAGGCTACGGAAGACGGAACAGTTATACGATGCAAGGCATCATGTCGGTTATCCGTGCTACAGGAGCGTATAACAAGCACGTTATCTTTATTGCACATGAAGACATGCCACAGAAAGACGAGCTAACAGGCGCTCTCATGGTTTCCATCCTTGTGGGTGGTAAAATGCAGTCTGAAATTCCAATTAAACTTTCAGAAGTTTGGCATCTGCAAGACACTGGGAAAGACCACAAAATCACTATCAGGTCTTCCCGCCTTCGCAAGCCTATGAAAAGTCGGATGTTTCTAACAAGTGGAGACAGTGACTTCACTTGGGAGTTCGATCCAGAGTCATGGGAAGGCGAAGGAATTGCAGATTGGTTTCAGCGGTGGGTTGACAACGAGGGCAAGAAGATTGATCTCCCCCGCTGAAACCTGAGTTTCATCGTGTGTCCTACATCTAGTATCACGATGGAGAACTGCCTACTAGATAAAGGGGCTGTACTAGTAGGTAGACTACCACTATAATACTCAGTTCCACCAACCTTTACACACAAGGAGCTATCATGGCAGAAGAACTGTCAAGTATCGTCGAGTTCAGTGTCAATCTCAAAGACCAAGAGCCTCCCGAGCCGCTTCCCGCCGGGAAGTACACTGGGGTTATTCGTAACGCCGAAGTTCGTGAATCGCAGCGTGGCACGATGTACTGTGCAGTTTCGTTTCACATCGGCGCCGACCAGTATCCTGCCGACTACAAGGATGGTTCGGACGACGGGACGACAATCATCTATCGGCGCGTTGGACTTGAGGACAATCCGCAAGCCCGCTATGGGACAAAGCGTTTCATGGAGGCAATCGGAACACCCCTCGCCAAGAAGTTCGATGTCTCCGAATGGGTGGGACTTGAAGCCGCCCTTGAGGTCGGCCACGACACTTTCGAAGG